TGGCGGCGATGCCACGGACCACCTGGGCCACGCCAACCCGAAGACGACGAAGGACCACTACCTAGACGTGGCGATCACCGGGCAGCAGTCGGCCCTCGACTACCTGCCGCCGCTGGACCTCGAAGGCCCGCCGCAGGACGGGGATAGACCGGCAGCGTGACCGAGGTTCAGTTGTCAGCCACCGCACCGCCAGAGTACCGTTTCATTCCCTGAAAGGAGGGTTCCCGTGAATTTTGAGCCAACCCGCAGCCAGTGCCGTTACCAGCCGCCGCGTAGGGATGCCGGCATGGAGTTCTTTGTAGACCTCGGCCGCACCGTCGTAGGTGTGGCCGTTGGCACGCTCATCGCTCTGGCAATCGCCAAGGCGTACGTCACGTATGAGGTCAAGCAGGGCGTCAAACAGATGGAGCGGGAACTACGCAAGAACGCCAAGGAGTAGGACGGACGGCACGGGCTGGCATCGCCCGGCACGTTGCGGCACGTTGACAAGTTTTGACCTTGATTGACACGGTTGCAGTTCGCTCAAACGCCGCTACAGTTCGGGGGTTTGATTCAACAAAGGAGCAGCGAATGGACATGCAGCGTGCGAGGCGGTTTGGTGCCCTCTACAAGCTCAGCGACGAAGACCGCGTACAGGTGTGCCAGCAGATTGCGGAAGCGTGTGAGCAGTCTTTCCGTCGCGGCTTCTCTCAAGGCTATGCCGGATGCGAACAGGTTGTCGTTGACGTGCTTTCGTGGCGATTCAACGTACCGCTGTCCGAATCGCCGTCGCCGCACGGCACCTACGACAACGATTCGTTGAGCCGCCATGCTTTTGCTGTGGGGCTTCCACGTTCGTAGCGCAGCCAGAACAGCAGTCGTGACTCCCGCACGGCTGTGGCGGGCCGTCGGGGCCTAATCCGGCGGCTCGCCTCTGGCCTGCCACCGCTGGCCATAGACGGTGACGGTGATAGACCAGCGTGACAGAGCAAGCGGGGAGGCGGCAACGTGGAGGAGGACACGTCGCCGCACTCAACCCGCCGCCCGGTCAGTCTCCGCGAATCTGGCACAGGCACGGCCGCTCGGCCGCCATCGCCGCTGCCACCTTCAGCCGGCGGACCTCGGCCAGCAGCCGCATGACGTGGGCCGCGAGCGTGCCGCTGGTGCCGGTGTACGCCCCGCTGAACTGGCGGGCGTCGTGCTCACACTGGGCGAGGTAGGCGTCAGGCAGGGCATCAGGCACGCCGGCACTCCTGGTGGCAGGCCGCGTAGCCAGCGATGTCAATGGCAGCGTCGTCGGTCGCCGCTGGACCCATCTGGCGGGCGATCTTGTCGAGCACCATGACGAGAGCCCAGTCGGCCGCGGTGAACGTCGTGCCGAACGCCGCGTTCACCAGCGACGCCGTCCTCTGGAAGTGTTCCGTAGGCGGCCCGTACTTGCCGTGCCTGTCGCGGATCGTGGCGATCGCATCCCGCAGCGTCTGCTCTGCCGGCGAGACGGTCTGGAATCCCGGCTCCCACTCGGCGTAGGTCTCGCTGAGCAAGGAATCGCCCCGCTGCCGCTGCAGCAGGTGCTCGATGTACGGCACGTCCGACTCGTCGTTTTGCGTTTCCTCGGTACTTGCGACAACCTGCCGAGGTTCCGTCAACGGCGAGTACCCGACCATCTTCGGGTCATCGGCTGGCGTGTTTCCCAGCCGCTCGTGCACTGCCGCCTTCAACGCGGCGTTTGCCTGCTCCAGTGTCGTCGTCATGTTTGCTCCTCAGGTCTGGAAAACTGACAGCATGCGGCGTGCGTCAAGCCGACCTGACAGTGCCGTCCAGCATCACGCGGTAGTTCTGCACGTCGAATGCACCGCCGTCGTGAACGGTGACCATGGCGAAGCCGTGGTTCCATCGGTTGAACTTGCTGTAGTCGGGCCGCAAGTCGCACAGACAGCCGGTGGACCAGCACGCCGTTTCGTGGTGCCACATGTTGCTCTCGGCGTGATTGCTGGTGCGGTGAGAGTGGCCCACCAGACACGTCGAGAGTGTCCGCAGAAACGCCCCGCGGGCTACGTTCACCGGAGCCGCCATGCCCTTCGGCAGTTCGTGGCCGTGGAGCACTGGCAACTTCCCGAGCATCACCGGCCGCTGGTCCTCGACAAGCTCAATGTCGTTTTCCTTCAGGTCCAGCCAGGCCGTCAGGCTCATCCGTGGATCGTCGCTGATTTCGGCGGCATGCTGAAACAGCCAGTGCTGCCACCTCTCCTCGTGGTTGCCGCACTTCAGGACGATCGGTATGCCGGGGAACTCGTGCCGCAGCCATTGCAGGAACGAACGCACCGCCTCAAGCTCGGCCTTGAAGTCCCGCCGCTTGGGGTCTTTCATGTACCGGCTGATGGCGTAGAAGTCGGCGATGTCGCCGTTGAGCAGCAAGGCGGCGAGACGCTGCGTCTTCAGATGGCCAACGGCTGCAGCGACGGCAACCTCAGAGTGATACGGCACATGCACGTCAGACAGGATGCCGACCGGGCCAGTGACCTTGAGCACATGCGGCGTCCACGCCTCCGTCATGGCCCGAGGCATTGAGTACAGGTGGCCGTTCGTTCGTGCCGGGCGAGGTGCCACTGCCTTGGTATGCCGTTGATCGTGCACGCCGTTGCGACCAAACTGCCGCATGATCCGTTTGCGGGCTTGCTCAAACGTGATCGCGTTGTTGGACTCGGCCACCAGCCGCCTCGCCAGCGAACGAGTGTTGGCCTCAGGGTGCGTCGTGCACAGCCGCCTAGCGAGTTCCGTGATTGGGTCGCCTGCCATTGGCACGCTCCTTCGTTGTTGGCTTCTTGCCTGTGCTTCGCCTCAACACCACATTGCCATCCTCGTCGGGGACCGGGTTCGGCCCCTCGTCGTCGTCGTCGTACTCGGCGTCGTCCATGCTGCTGTGCAACGCGGGCTTCTTGTCCTGCGGCGTCTTACGCTTTGCCATCGCCCCGCCTCCTCGCGTTGCTGATTGCTCGCCTGACGATGACCGTACCAGCGGCGTCGAGGAACGGCAGGCTGCGTTTCGTCGCCTCTTCGCGAAGCCAACCGACGATCAGCGGCACGTTGGCCGCGCACCAGTCGCAGCCGCGGCGGTCCATCTCCTCCGCTCTGGCTGTGCACTTGCAGCCTGGCTCGGCCTTGATGCCGATGCGGCCGAGGAGCCGCTTGAGTTCCGTCCCTGGGCCGTAGCCGACCGGCCTTGGCTTCCGCTGCACCGTGATGATGATGCGGCCGTCGGACTCGGTGTCGTCGCCGAGCACCTGCCGCACAGCGGCCAATACCCGGTCGTCGTCGGGCTGACCGCGGAACGTGACGACGGCGGTGCCTGCCATCAACATTTCCCCCCGCTGGCGCCGGCGTCGCAACAGTCTTGCGGCATCAGTTGCCGATCGCCGCCGTCAATCTCGTGCCGCACCTGCTTCCACTGGTTGCCGGTGCAGTTGGCGTTGTTCCAGTCGGCAATGCAGTCCGCCTCGCTGTCATAGCCGTAGGCCGCTTCCCACAAGTCGCCGGTGTCAGCATCGACGCCGATGATCGGATTGAGCACGCACGGGCAGACGTAAACGATCGCCTTCCACTCCGTGACCACGTCTTCGCTGCCGCACTTGTCGGTGCGAGTCACAGTGATCGTGACCATCTTGCAATTCTGCGGCGGGCAAAACCCGAGAGGGTCAGAAGTGATCCCCGTGTACGGGTCTGCTTGCAACGGGCACGCAGGGTCTTGCGGCCCGGATCCTTGATGCGTGAACTCCCAGTCCACGGTCTTGGCGTAAAACCGCTTGTCGTCGGTTGCCGGGTCGCAGTCGTATTCGTATGCCGGCGGGTTGGCGCACGAACCGCAGTCGTCTGCTTCCTGCCACGGCAGGGCTGGCAAGTCGTTGCGAGTGCCGCGGACAAACAGCGCGTCGGCAATCGGGTCGCCAGTGGAAGAACCGGCCTTGAACACCAGTTTGCGGATGTCCGGCGTGCCGGCCCCTGTGAACTGGCCGCTGCCCTTGTAGTGCGTCAGGCCGTCGCCGGTGAAGTCTGGCGGATTTGCCCCGTCTGGGCAGAGCTCCTCAAGCATCGCCGGTGTGGCTGGCTCGCCGTCGATCAGCGGAGCAG